ATTGAAATTCTCTGCTACTGTTGACGGATATTTAAAAGAAAATGGTTTTTCAGTTGTGAAAAATTTATTTTTTTTAATCTCTCGTGCTCTTCTTTTGTTTGCGTCTGCCGGGGTTTCGTCTGGTAATAACCCAGCAAGATTCATTGGATAGCCTTTAGTATTGTCTGCCATAATAGTTCCTTGGTTTGTATATTACTTATTTATAACGATTTGTATAAATAGTTGTATGAAAAAAACATATTCTGGATCATGGAGACCAACAAATATAGCAAAGTATAAAGGTAATGTAGATAATATACATTATAGATCTTTATGGGAGCGCAATGCATTTAGGTATTTAGATAAAGCATCATGGGTTAAGTGGTGGAATTCTGAAGAAACTGTTATAGGTTACGTATGTGCAACCGATAACAAGGCTCACAGATACTTTGTGGATCTTACTATACGAACAGATACAGGCCGTACTCTTTTAGTCGAGATCAAACCATCATCTCAAACCGTGCCACCTAAAAGAAAAAAGTTAACAGAGGCATTAACCTATATGAAGAATACTTCTAAGTGGAAGTATGCACGTAAGTTTTGTGAGGAACGTGGATATGAATTTCAAATATGGACTGAGAATGAATTAGAAGCAATGGGTATTAAAACTATGACTATGAGATTTAAAGCAAGTAAAACAAAGACTGGCAAAAGAATATGGAAATCTCTTAAGAAAAGAGTATAAATATAAGTATGGCAGAAGAAGATAGTGACGGTAAGTTAGAAATATCCCTACGTATATTAGGGAACGAAATAATAGGATTTAAAATGATGGTCGACGATTTTAAAATAAAATGGCTATTAGGAGGTATTGCTGCCATGGCTATCATAGCATATATTATGGTAGTGTTCGGACCACAATTAATGGAGACGTTTAATGGCTAGTCTATTTGACAAGTTAGAATCAGAAGCTTTTCGTAAAGGCATAACAGCAAGATCTAAAGAAGCAAACGTTTGGTTTGCTAAGAATGTGAAGAAGCTTGGGCCGTTAGGTAAGAGTGTGTTGAAGGATGAGAGATTAATAGCAAGACAAAGTGCCAAGGCTGGTGAAATGGTTATGTACACATATGATCCAAAGCTTAAAGCAACATTGCCTTACTATGATACATTCCCTTTGACTATTGTCGTGGGCCCAGCGAAAGATGGTTTCTATGGTATTAACTTACATTACTTACCACCTAAAGTTCGTGCAATCTTCTTAGACCATTTAAATGATGTAGCAACTAATCAAAAGTTTAATGATATGACTAAGTTTAGAATTACATATAACTTATTAAAAGCAACAAAGAACTATAAATACTTTAAACCGTGCTTTAAACATTATCTGACTAAGAAAGTATCTTCAAAGATAATGAAAGTTCCTTCGGCAGAATGGAGCATAGCAATTTTTTTACAAACAGCATCATTCAAGAAAGCTAGTGAAGGTGCTATATGGGCTGACTCAAGGAAACAATATTAATGAAGACTGCAATAGACGACATGAAAGCATTATTAGATCGCCGTGGTGGTATAGCACGAGGTAATAGATATTCAGTAATGATTAGCCATCCTTACCTTGCTCAAGTTCAACGGAATTCAGATACTGCAATTGATAATCACTGGGCAAGAAATGACCCTGGAAATGACAACCCTGCGGTTGGACGAATGGAAAAAAACGATAGTCCTATGAAGAATTTTATACAAGATGGTCAGGATACATATATGCTATGCACATCCGTATCACTTCCTGGAAAACGTATATCCACAACTGAAGCTTCCCACGATCATAACCTTGCAAAGAAGCCTTACTCAATGGCTACTGATGAAGTCACAATGAGCTTCTTATTAACAGGTGATTATTATATTAAAAAGTATTTTGATATGTGGATGAACATGATTGTAGATAGTACACACAATCATTATAAGACATTATATAAAAAAGAATATGTTGCTGATGTAGAAATAAGAGCCTTACAAGGAAATGAAGACGGTGTTGTTGGATATGGTAATCTATTAGAGAATGCATATCCTATACAAATGAGTCAAGTTGAATTGGGTAATACCAATGAAAGTTTAATGGAAGTAACTATTACATGGGAATATGATAACTGGCGATCTCTTGACATTGATAAAGGATTTAAGGCAGCAAGTGTTGAAGAAAAATGGACTCATCCTGGTAGAAGAGATTCTGGACCTAAGGGTAGTGGCCCAAGGAATGAAGAAGAACAAGATTGGACTGGACCAGGTGAAAGAACATCTGGTCAAGCTCCACCAATGTCAGGTGAAGAAACATACAATGGTCCAGGAGCCAGAGATTCTGGTACTAAAGGTTCAGGACCAAGAAATGAAGAGGTTGGAGTTGAAGTGCCTCGACCAGGACCAAGAACATCTGGACAAGGTGCACCATTTAGTGGAGCATATAGACCTGAAAGACCAGGTCCTAGAACATCTGGGAAGGCAGCGCAAGAAGCTTATCAAAGTAGTAAGCGAACTAACCGCGGAGATTATAGTGCGGCATTAGCTGATTTGAATAGAAGAAAAGCAGCAGGACAGTAAATAATTTAATTTTTAATATGGAGTGAGATTGATATGTTACCTAAACTAGTAACGCCAAAGTATGATATGATTGTGCCCTCAACAGGCGAAAGTATTACATACAGACCATACGTGGTCAGAGAAGAGAAGATATTGTTAATAGCAATGGAATCTCAAGATGAGAAACAAATTGAGAATGCTGTTATGAATGTTATTGAGTCGTGTGTAGAAACACCGCTTGATATAAATTCATTAACAACATTTGATGTGGAATTTATATTTGTGACTTTACGAAGTAAGTCAGTAGGTGAAGGTATTAAACTAGGCCCAAGCTGTGTACATTGTGAAGAAGAAAATGAAATAAAGGTTAACTTAGATGAGGTTACTATAACTAATCTTGGTAAAGCCGTTGATAGACATATTAAATTGACAGATGATATATCTCTTGATTTAAAATGGACTACCATGAAAGATAGAAAAGGTGAGCTTCAAAGTGATAGTGAGACTGAAACAATCATTAATTTAATGATAGCTTCTATTGAAACAATCTATAGCGGTGAAGAAACTTTTGATTTAAGAGATAGTCCTAGAGAAGAAATAAAAGACTTTATTGAAAGCTTGAGTACAGATCAGTTTGAACAGATTGTGAATGTATTAGCTAAAGCACCATATTTAAGTTATAATGTAAATTATAATTGTAAGAAGTGTAATAAAGAAAACTCTATAGAGTTAAAAGGGTTAACTGATTTTTTTCAATAGCCCTTTCTCATAGTAGTGTAGTAGGCTATTATAAATTAAATTTTACGTTGATGAACCAACATGGGTTTAATTTGGAAGAGCTTGATAGTATGATGCCATGGGAAAGGGAAATCTATGTTTCTCTTTTGAGGCAACACGTTAAGGAAGTAAACGAAAGAACTAAACAGACAAAAGGTAAAATGAATGGCTGATAAAAATAACAATAAAGAGGGTAATGCATTATTAAAGAATATTGTAAGTCAATTACAACAACTGAATCGTGCAAATGCAAAAGATCTACTTAGAGATGCTGAAGCCCTAAAACGTCAAGAGAGTTTAGCAGCGGCTAACGTTGTTGCAACTGAGACTCAAGGTGCCCTAGTAACTAATGCAGAAGACTTCCAACGTAGGTTCTTAGCGGGACAAGCCAGAACAGAATTTAACGCTGCTATAAAAGATAGACCTGCCAAAGAGTTTGCTCAAATGATGATATTGAGAGAAGCTGAAATATCTAGAGAGTTTCTTCATAGTCTTGATGAACAGCTAATAGATTTTAATAAGTCATTTGGCCTATACATGATGGATCTAATAGAAATATTAAATCCTGGACATTGGGATGATTCAAAACGTCCACAGCCTGCATGGCGAGATGCTTTAGGTGGTATACCAAAATCTCAACAACCCGGTGGCAGTGGTTATGATGATGAAAATTTAAAGTCTTTACCTTTAATAAAAGTTAATAGTGACAAATCAACCAACACATTATCCACAATTAAAAACATCAATCATCAAATATTAGACTTCTTAAAACAATCTAAAGTTGATGGTGATCTAAGATGGAATACAACTCAGCGTGATAGAGAAGAAGCACGTAGAGAATCTATTAAGAATGCTGGTCTTGGTGCTGGTGCTGTTGGCGGTGGTCGTGAAGGTGGTAGTGATGCTGATGAAGAAAGTGGTGGTATATTTGGTTGGTTAAGTCAAAATTCTAAAAATGTTGGTCTTGGTGCTGGCGCTCTTACACTTTGGGCTCTAACTAAAAAATGGTTTGGGTTTAAAACTAAACGTGGTTTTGCTAAAACTATGAAATTAAGATTAAAGGTTATGGGTAGGAAACTCTTTGGTAGAGGAAGGGGAGCACGTAATCCAAGGATGTGGCCAATTTTACTTGCTGGTATGATTGCTAGTGGATTTATTAATCAGTCAACTGAACAGATGGATGACTTCAAGATGGATGATGATGGTGGAGATGGATCCGAGATTGAAATAGGAGATGGTCCAGCTGGTAAATCAATTCTTACTTTAGATAATGCTATTAATGCTCTATTGATTGCTACATTACTTCCAGTTAAATCATTAGTAACCAGAGTTTCAACTCTAACAAAATTAGGAATAACTAAAATATTTAAAAACGCTGGTAAGAATACTTTAAGAGGTAAGATGTGGACGAAGATGATTAAGTCTGGTGGTTGGAAAATGGCAGGTAGAGGTTTTCTTAGATTCTTTGGTCCTTGGGGTTTAGCTGCATGGGCTGTATCAGAAATAGTTATATGGAGACTTGATGCAATTAAGGCACAACAAGGCGAGAATGATGCACTTATGCAAGAGATGTTAGATGTAGATACTGAAGCTAGTGCTATGGACTTTATCGCAAATACTGATATGGAAAAGTTTAAACACCTTACGCAAGGCCCGATGATGCTTGCTGATCCAAATACAAAGCAGAAAGAAAACGTAAGGATGTTACTTGAAACAGTTAAGAAGAATAAAGAAGCTCAAGAGGTTTATATACAAGAATTAATGAAGCATGGTTGGTCTGAGGCAGAATTAAGACAAATGCAAACGAGTATAAACACTCCTCGTTCTCAGTATGGAGCTAATTTAAATTCACTACATCCTGCTGCTGATAAGGCTGCAGCCGCTAGAGCATTTGAAGAGTCATTGGCATTTGCAAAAGAATATACGAATGCGGCTTATGGACCTGGCTTAACTATGAATGATGATATTCTTTATGGAACTGGTGTAGGTACTTATGGTGGCTATACAGATTTAAGTAGAGGCGGAGATATAATAACCGTACATAATTCTGAAACAATATTTATTAACCAACCTAAAGAGAATGTACATCATCTAGCTAAAGGCCCTAATCGTAAATAATAAAAAACCCCCAATCAAGGGGGTTCTCAGATTTAACTCTTAAGCTTCAGCCGCTAACTTAGCGAAATAACTCATAGTGTCATCATTATCCGAATCAGCTCTGGCTACTGGATCAGCAGCGGTTGCGACAGGATCTTTAACATCGTTTGGTGAATCATTGAATGGAGATTCATTTTTGATATCTTCATCAACATAATCAATTTCCGTACGATTAGTTTTAACTTCCTCACCTAACACACGAGTTAGCTTAAGATTAAGCTCACTGTAAGATTTAAATGATGTAGGATCAGTAAACTCACTTAATGCATACTGCTTGTTATAGATGCCTTCTAGTACAGAATCATCTGCATTCAAAGCTTCAGCATTAGCAAACTCAGATCGGTCGTAGTTTCTGTAACCAGCTACGTTCGCAATCTTCATTTTAAAGTTAGCACCTTTCCATAGATCAAATGGATTGACTGGTGTTTCATCTTGAAACTTAGGTTGCATGCTATCCATGATCTTCTCAAAGATTTTAGCACCGTATCCATATAGAAATACTTTACCTTCGTTTTCAGGATTCTCAGGATCCGCAACGACATAGATGTTTGACACATAGTGAAGCCTACGCTTACGTTTACGTGCTAAATCTTTGTCGGCTTCAATGCCTGTATTCCAAAGTTTAGAATTCATCTCCGACACAGGATCGTCCTTCTGAATAGTAGTTAGTGATTTCTCAACATACCATTGTCCAGTTGGTCCTTGGAAGAAGTGGTCCCAGTACTTTGCCCAAGGCAAGTCATCACCTTCGACAGTTGGTAGGAATCTAATAACGGCATAACCGTTACCTGCTTTATCTACCGTGGGTTTCCACATACGATCGTCGCCGTATGATTTCTTTTCGGTGCTTCCGGCCGCACCAACTAATGATGACATATCATTAGCTTTAGCCTTTAAGTCTGCAAAACTCATTTTATTTCTCCTTTAAAGATTTATATTAATTTATATTGCTTTGTATCAGTATATATTATATCATATTTTTGATAAAAGTACATACTTTATTTGAAAATATCTACAATAATCTTTCTCATTTTAATGTCGTCAAACTTTAAAAAGGATTGATAATTAGTTATCTTCTTATATAAGTCAGGCCATAGAATTGTTTCTGTGATCTGCTTATTCGCTCTATCAATAAAGCCCGTGAGCCTATTGATAATACACACAGTCTCTAATGAAACCGTGCCTTCGAGATGAAGCTGGATAATTCTTGGATATGTTTCTTCTATTTCCAAGAGTGAATCAAACTTTACATCTGAAATCTGTTCTAATTCGTTCTTAAATACATACGATATACTATCTATAACTTTTAAGAACTTGGTATAAGACTCTTCGTCTCTGATCATATCACCACTATACTTATTACCTGCTACTTGATGCGCAGCAAAATATAATATAATATCATCTTTACTCTTAAATCTCTTACCAATCTTTGTTAATGCAAATTTATCTGGTCTTTTCCAATACGTCTTTTCAGTTACATTAGTTTTAAAATTATACTTAAAGCAATCGTAAGATCCATTGAAGTGGAGGTTAATTGCATTATGTAATGTGAAGGCCTCATATCCTGTCATTCTCATATAGGCAACACATAAGTTGGGTTACCCCCTTGTAATAAGTTAAGTTCCTTTGCTTCGAACTCAACATGTTCTATAATCTCCTTAGAGATAAGTTTCTTACTGTCTCTAAGATCGATCTCGTTGTCCTCACATACCTGTATAATAGCATCTATATAATTGGTATCTCTATGAGTACGAACAAATGTTTCAACTAAATTTGAGAAGGCTTTCTTATTGATATCCTCCATTACTTTTGCATCCCATCGCTGTCATACGCTGGGACAAGTGTAGACCAATAGACTGGCTTCTCTTCATTCTCACCATAGAAATCAAGTGACCATACACCTTCTCTCAAATATGTTTGACAATGGTTTCGGTATACTCTTGCTGATTCATATTTAGCAATAGCACCTCTTTCATTTGTTTGGATTCCACGTCTTAATGCCGCCATTTTTTCTGTAGTTGCTTTGATATATCTTTTGACGTTGACCATCGATAAGCCATGGTCATCATCTAACGCAACAACATTAGCTGCAATAGTTTTGTATGAAGCAGGTTTTTTCGCAGCTCTTGCCTTAGCTAAATTAGCTGCCGCGGCTGTTCTTTGTGCTTCTGTCATCTTACGTTTTGCCATAATATAAATCCTATTTTGTGTGTGTTAAGTATATTATAACATAGATTTACAATTTGTACATACTAACCTTTATATATTTTGTAAATATGATCTTCAAATGCTTCTACCTTCTCAACACGATTAGGCCACTTAATCATTTCTTTTTCTGGATTAGCCTTAAGGTTATTGAGTAGAGGTGTAATAGCATTGTATAGATCATCTAATCTGTCTTGTGTAGTTTCTGCTGCTGCCGCTGATGTTGTTGCTGCTTGTGCAACGTCTAACTCTTTCTCATCAACGAGAGTGAAACCAAAATCGAATACGTCTGCCATCTGATTATCCTTTAAGTAATTTGATACCTTTAGTCCAGTTCGCTGCTGCATCTTCAACATAGCCTAGAGCTTTGTATGGAAAATCTTCTTGCATTATTCTGTTACCTATAGGATCTTTATACGTGATTGAAAAAAACGAATGTTCACCATCCATTCCTGTTACTACTTGATAAATTTTTGCAACACTACCATCATCTTTATAGTGCTCGCTCATTAATTTTGTATTATTATAGCTCATATGATCTCCAATAATTTAAGATGGGGGAGTAATAATAACTCCCCCGAGTACTTAGTTACCTAAGTTTTTTTAAAACGATAGACTTGCCTTCAGTGAAGTTGTAGCGTCTGCGCTATCAACCTGTGACCAAGAAGCTGTCCATATACCACGAGTTAACTCTACAGTTTTCGTGACAACAGGAGTCGCTGCGTCTGTCTTATTGTAAGTACCTTTAAGAGTACCTAACGTACCGATAACACGAGAGACTGATACTTCGTTGTCATTCGTTGCTCCAGCATTTCTATCATTAACAACTGTTAAGCCTAGGCCTGCAACAGTAGTAGATACCGTCGTTTCAGCATTATGTCCTGCTGCAACTTTGCTATGTACAACTTTAGCGGTTACACCACCCGTTGTAATAGAACCAGTAGTTTCTCTAGTAGAATTTGCAACGTCAGTTACCGCTACAGCAATACCACCGATCGTACCACTTGCGTCAATAGTAGTGCTACCACCACTCACTTGACTTAGTCCGACTGTATAAGCACCAAAAGTGGTTGTTACACCAATCGTAGTGGAATCAGGATCATCGCCAGATGAATCACCGATTTTAAGAGTAAATGCACCAGCTGTGCTCTCTACCCACATGTCATCTACACTGAAATCTTTATCAAGAACAACGGTTACGCTAGACGCACCTGCCGTTCCCTTCATTGTAGTATGAATGTCTTGAGTGTACGTTCCGTGACTATCTAACGTACCTTCGTATAAACCCGAAAGACTAATACCAGCAAACGTAGTTGCAGATAGAGCCATTGCCGCCGTCGCGACTAGTAGTTTTTTAAACATATACTTTCCTTTTTATTTAAACAAAAAAATCCTTTTTATAGTAGGGATGGCTACTAGGAGTTATTTATATACTTTCTATATAACAACTCCTCTTTTTCGTAAGCTTCATTTTCATCAAGCTCACGATGTTCGTGTAGTTGGAGAACATGTACCATCTCGTGGCACACAGTTAAGATAGTTTCTTTGAAACCGAGACCTGTATCTATTTCAATATCGTACTCATCATCTTCAGCAGAATCAGTGGTCCAACCTTTAACATTATCTTCTGATATATCTTCAACCTCAACAGACACTAAAACTTCTTGGGGTATCTCCAATTCCTTTTTACAAAAATCAACTATATCTTCCAGTAACGCCATGGTCACCTCCATTATTTTCTACTCATACCACACGGTTCATCAATTCTATTTTCCAATTCATTAACAATTTTCTTAGCTTCTTCTGCGGATTTAGAAATGTCGTAGCGTTGGTACCATTGTCCCATCATACCTATATGATGTAACTTGTCCCGAACTGATTCAATCAACTCTAGATCTGTCATCAGGTTTACCTGTGTGATATAGAGTTATTTATATCATTTTAATCTTCAACCGGTGGGCTTAAACATTCGCCATTAGCAAATGAATCGCCATATCCGCTTAGGTATTCTTCATGCCATTTCTCAACGACAATGTCACCTTTGCAAGATTCGGGTAATACTTGAGGATTTTCACACTCACGATTAGCTACCCAACCAGCAACATAGAACCTAGATTTACCACGTAAGTGATTAGTCTCTTCAGTTTTATTTGTTACTAAAGCCATTATGCTTCTCCTGTAATAATTTCATAAACATCTTTCCATTTCCTTGCACGTTCGCATTCGTACGTACAAGTTCTGTTCCAAGTGTGGTCTATAAGAATTCCTCTAAGACCAACATCGTTGCCCATCTTAATGTTAGCAGCTTTGTCTTCAACCCAGAAACATTCAGTACCTTCCCACTTTTTAAGAGCTTCGTCTTTGTCTTGACCAGTGTTTAGTATAGTAAAGCCATCAAAGACTTCACCAAATACATTGCGCAAGTTCTCTTTACGATACTCTTGTGCAAGTCGACAGTTAGTCTGAGAAGTAATCACATGGAATATATATCCATGCTCCTCATGTAACTTACGAACATACTTAATAGCATCGCGCATAGGCGATAAAGTTTTCATATACTCTGATCTGTTAAACAAGTTTACAAACTTTGCACCAGTTTTCTGTGCAACACCTATAGCTTTACCAATGTTATATTCAGGACCAAGTCTCTCATAGCCTTCAGTCTCCTTAAGCCACTTATAGAAATGGTACTCCCAATCTAATAGGACTCCATCGCAGTCAGTCAGTATTAATTTGTCATTTATTTCACGTAGCATACTCGCTCCCTCTTGCTAATGCTTCATCATAACGATCCATCACATCCCATGCTTCTTTAGGTAATTCATCATACTTGCAACCCATAGATTTTTGCAAGTCGGGTTTAGTTAATTTATCCTGATCTAGGAAAGGATGGAATCCATCTTTGTCTAACCATAGTCTGGCTGATCTAAGACGAACACCTTCTAATTCGTGTATTCGTGCACGCTTGCTATCTTTAACCCACATTATAAAACCCAACTCCATATAAAGAAATTGGCAACGAGTAATAGCATTACTAAAATATTATTAAATGTCATCATGACGATTTCCCCTTCTTTTTAGATGGACCCATAACAGATCTACCTTTAAAATATCCACCGCTTTGCTTTGCTAAAGTCTTGGCAGTTTCCTCCGGGGTAATAATTCTGAATTTATCTGGATTGGCATCAATAAATGCCTGTGTTGATTTAGATCTTTTCATTATGTACTCCCAAAGTATACTGGGCCTCCGCCTGTAACCATTCCAGCTCCTGGTCTACCTAAACTCAAAAGAAATGGATATTTGTAATAAATAGCAAATGTTTTTGCACCTGCTTTAGAACACCAAGCTCTTGGCCTGCGATATTCAGATGTGCTTCTACCCCTAAATAAAATTCGTCTGCCTTTTATAGGTAACAATCTAGTTACCTCTTTATATAAAGACATAGGTATTCCTTTAAAATAACTTTCTTCAGCACTAGGGCTTATATATTTTCCTAAGAGTTCTCGCTCTGCAGGACTATAAGCAGCATATATTTCTGGTATAACTTTTTTCATTTTTTCTCCATAATTAAAATCTCAATATTGTTTCACGTGACCAATCTGTAAATAACCAGACACGCTCTAAACTCAGCCTAAGTCCGACAAAGTAATCATCTAAGACAACATCTAAGACAACACCTTCTTCCCTTAAGCGTTCAACTTCACTCAATAGAACACCGCTTTGCTGCAGTATTGAGCGGACAGTTTCTCGCCTGTCTTCATCACCCGAGAATCCTATATGTAAGGTATCTCGTTCCGGATGGCCTTCAACTGTTTCAGTCCATGTTGTATCTGAACGTCCAACCAACCTATATATTAAATCTGTAACAACCATTTTAGTATCTCCCTAAAAGAACATGTAAACCTAAATTTCCTAACATAACTAGAAAAAACACAATTTCACTTTCCACTTTTTAATTCCTTTTTTATTTGATATAGGTATATTATATCATAGTTTGCGGCGCTTGTGTAACTATTTAGTGGTCCAGATGCGGCGAGTTGGTATACCAGTTTAAGGTTGACCTGGTCTAGGTTTAACGAGCGGTGTACCCCGCTATTGTCACAGAAATTGTGTGCTTATTATATGTATTCCTGTATGACTTTAACGAGTTCGCGATCCCAGTCGTCTCTATGTTCTATAAAAACTTGCGGTTCTGCATCGTCAACAGAGATAATTGTTACCAATTGTGTGATAGGAATGCCTGTTCTTTCCTCCCAGGCTATAGCATAAAAACATTCTTGCATGAAATAAGAGTGACACCATTCATGTTTCTTTGTCTTTCTACTGGTCTTATAGTCTATTATACTTAGCTTACCATCAAACTCTGCTACTAAGTCAACTCTTCCAGCCACTCCTAAGTGATCAGAATATAGTGGTAACTCTTGTCCATAGACTGTACCAATGCGTGTATCTAATATATTTTTAATTCTATTGAAGTCATGTAAGATATTAGGCATAACATCTCTTGAATACTCAGGGTGATTGTTAACATACAACTCACAAAGAGCATGAACTGCTGTGCCACGTCCTGCCGCAACTCTTGATATCTTATTTGCTTCCTCATGACCTACCCGCTCTCTCCAAGCTTGAATAGCTTCTTTACTTAGATTACCAAGTAAAGTTGTTATGGAAGGATAGTCACCATTAGGTGTTTGGTATTTTCTACCGCCTTTGTTAGTGGTAGTTAAATCATTATAACCTAAGTCAATTGGTTCATGTTTAAACATTAATGATTACCTTGTTCTTTAGTTCCTTTAAACATTTGGCTGTGTTGTCCAGCCTGCTTGTGGATATCTGCCATTTTGTCTTTGAATTCACTAGTGGTCTTCGATTGAACATCGCCAACCATTGATACAACTTTTGGCATCGAAGTAAATATTTGGACACAGTCATGTTCTTTATAATACTCTTCAAGCTTTTTCCAGCTCATGGTATCATCCCATATTTTACCAGTCTTATTGCTTTCGAACGTGTACGTCGGCATCTCTATTCCTTATAACTATACTCTTCCACCATTTATATAACCACATAACTTTCTGTGGATGATGGTCTGGATTTGGTAATTCATCTTTAAAATATTCAATGAATTCTTTTAACTCTTCTTCATTCAAAATTCGTTAGCACACTCTATAAGCATTTTCATTCTATTCTCTACAAGGTACGTAAGTATATTTGTACGTGTAGGATATTTGTAAGTCTGATAATCAAATGATATTTCTGTTGCCATTGCTTCTGGTGTATTCTCTAGATCTATCATTTGTACATTACGCATAAAGTTACGATAGACATTAGGTTTCATGATAGCTTCTAAGTCATCACGATTATCCCAGTATTTATTTATAGCTTTTTGTGTCATAGGTGTTTGTCTTGCCTCTGACAAAAATACATCATCATGAGAGTTTGCATTAGGAACACCATCACTAGCATCACCTTTAAGAATATGATCGAATAAATATCTACGAGGATTATCTTCCTTAATCATTTTATTAAATAATGGTGACCATTGTGTGACATGACCATCTACTTGTAATTGAATGAAGTCTTTGTCAGCTGATATAATAACTACATCTTCACCTAGAAGAGGTTGGGCTGCTTCCTTAGTAAGTACTCCAATGATATCATCTGCTTCTGCACCGTCTACCTTAATAACAGCATAAGGGAAATTCTCACGTAAATCTTTGAGAGTATCTTCTATTAAGTCGAAGATCATTGTCCAATCATGTTTATCTTTAGCACGATTAGTTTTGCGCTTAGCTTTATACTCAGGGAATACATCTTTACGCCAAGAGTAACTATCACAACAGATCACCATTTTGCCATGCTCTGACTCTGGGTATTTGTTACGATATACTCTAAGATTATTAAGAATTATATGTTTAACTAAATTCTCATTAAGCTCTTCACCTCGCATTGAGAAGAGCTGTTTTGCATCGAGATCAATGCGTTGACCTCGTCCTAATTGGCCCATGATAGAACCAATTGCTAAACCATTAAAATCTACTAATACCATATTTACCTCTATTCATAATATACTTCTATTATATCATAGTTTACTTTGATTGTACATACTCTTCACTTAAATTTTTAACTGATCCATATCCAATCTTAATAGCTATAATACCATTATAGTTTTGTGGATTCAATAGAACATCCTCATCGAATTGTATCTTTGCTTCCATATAGTTTGTATCACCACGAGTCTTACATAAACAAAGGATCTCACGTTTGAAATTCTCTTTGCCTAGTGCTTCTATATCTTCAGTGAGTCTATTACTTGAACCCCAATAATCTTGCCAGTCAGTTTCCTTTGTGACCTTACGCTTCCTTTTAAATCCTGCTAGAGGCTTAAGCTTTCGAACTGTCCTGAAATATTTTCGTCCGACGTAATCGTATCCCGTAACCAAGTTGGTAATGCGATACACAAAACCATAAAAATCATCAATATCATTAGAAGTAAATCTTTTCCCATTATGTGTCCAATCGGTCTTCATCGTTATCGTATTCTGATGCATCATATCCTCCACGCTGGGCCCATTCTAAATTAGCACCGCAAAATGGGCAGTGCGTCACTTCCAATCCAAGTTCAATTGCTTCATTGTCAAAGCCTAATTCCTCTTTAACAGTAACCTGAAATGGTTCACTATTACATTCATTACAAATCATAAACTTAATTCTCCTAGCTGAACATGTGCTATCATCCTGTCATATGATCCTACATACTTACCGTCAATAAATATCTGTGGAAATGCTCTTGCGCCTGGAACCTTTTCTTGAAGATCAGTCATTGACCATTCACCTGATTGAACATTTCTCTCTTCTATATTAATTTTCTTTTTCTTTAAATAGTCTTTTGCTTTTGTACAATATATACAATTATTTTTAGACCATACTATTGCTGTACTCATAAACTTAATCCCTCGAATGATTTCTTATTAACATCTTGTTTGACACCACCTAATGTGTAAGATGTTATCTCTGTTTCTTGTGGAGCAACTTGTACTGCTCCGCCACTAATCCATTTCTCTGTCCATGGAAGTGGGTTATGCTGATGTGTTGAAAATGGTACAGGATAATTTAGTGTTCTAATTCTCTTTGCTCCAATCCAACGTACATATTCTTTTAAGAGGTCTGTGTTTAGTCCAATCATTGAACCATTACCAAATAGGTAATCACACCATTCCTCTTCTTGTACCAATGCATCTTCAAATAGATTCATTACTTGATCGTTAGTTGAAAGCTTAATGTCTTCAAAGTCTTTATCTTCTTTAATCAACGTACGAATAATATTTAACGATGCTGCAAGGTGTAGATTCTCATCTCTTGCAATTAACTTAATAATTTTTGCATTGCCTTCCATTTGTTTAAGCTCTGCGAATGCCCATGAACATGCAAAGCTCACATAGAATCTTATACCTTCCAGAATATATATACTGATCAAACAGAGATATAACAGTTTTT